CTTGTGATTTCAGCGGCTGGGCAACCCGAAACGACCTTAAGTGTTCCGATGGACGAGTAATTCGTCGGGACGCCTTTAAGAATAATGACGGCATTAAAGTCCCTCTGGTCTGGAATCATCAGCACAACAGTCCTCGTGATGTTCTTGGTCATGCATGGCTTGAGAACCGTGAGGAGGGTGTTTACACCTATGGCTTCCTCAATGACACCGCTGATGGTGAAATTGCGAAAGTCCTTATCAAGCATGGTGACATCTGTGCTCTGTCCATTTACGCCAATCAGCTTCAGCAGGCTGGCCCTGATGTACTGCATGGTTGCATTTGCGAAGTGAGTCTGGTGCATAAGGGTGCTAACCCCGGTGCATTTATCGATTCTATGTTGAAGCATGGCGAAATGTCCGACGATGAAGCTATCATCTATACCGGAATGCCTCTCTGTCTTTCTCATTCTGCGGAGTCTAAGGATGAAGCGAAGGAAGAGGAAAAGAAGAAGGATTCCAAAGAGGACAAGCCTGCTGAAGACAAGGAAGAGAAGAAGGATGATGAGGAGACGATTGCTGATGTGATCGATTCCATGTCCGAGAAACAGCAGAATGTCATGTATGCACTTATTGCACAGGCTCTCGAAGGCGAACCCGAAAAGGAATCCAAGGATGATTCCGACAACAAATCTAAATCCAATAAGGAGGATAAAACAATGAAACACAATGTCTTTGACAACGATCAGCAGAAGAAGACCAAGGTTCTGTCTCATGCTGACCAGGCAAGCATCATTTCTATGGCTAAGTCCAACAGTGTCGGCAGTCTTCGTACTGCTATGGACATTTATGCAGAGCAGAATCCTGACAGCGTTCTGGCTCATGGTATCGACGGTATTGAAACCCTGTTCCCTGAGTACAAGGATGTCCGTCCGGGTGCTCCCGAACTGCTTACCACTGACCAGGGTTGGGTGAATGAGGTTCTGAAGAAGGTTCATAAGAGCCCTATTTCCCGTATCCGTACTCGTCAGGCTGACCTGCGTAACATTGAGGCTCTTCGTGCTAAGGGTTACAAGAAGGGCGCCCAGAAGGGTTATGTCGGCAACATTCAGCTGCTCCACAGAACGACTGATCCTCAGACCGTGTATGTAAAGAGCAAGCTTGACCGTGACGATATCATCGATATTCAGGACTTTGATGTTGTGCAGTATCTGTATGGCATTGACCGTATGAACCTGAACGAGGAACTGGCTACGGCTATCATGATCGGCGACGGTCGCGAGGTTGGTGCTGATGGTAAGATCGCTGAGGATAAGATCCGCCCGATCTGGCTGGATGACGAGCTGTATACCATTCATGCTGATGTCGACATTGCCGGCATGAAGACTACGCTCCAGGGCACCAATACTTCCGCCAATTTTGGCGAGAATTACATCTATGCGGAAGCTGTGATCCAGTCTCTGCTGTATGCTCGTGAGAAGTACAAGGGCTCCGGCACTCCCGACTTCTACTGCACGCCCCATCTGGTCAATGTCATGCTGCTTGCCCGTGACCTGAATGGTCGTCGCATTTATGACAAGGTCAGTGATCTGGCTGCTGCTCTGAATGTTGGTCAGATCATCACTGCCGAACAGTTCGAGGGCAAGACTCGTACTACCACGGACAGCAAGACCAAGAAGCTTCTGGGACTGATGGTCAACCTGGCTGATTACTCCCTGGGTGCTACCAAGGGTGGCGAAATCACTCACTTCACTGATTTCGATATCGACTTCAACCAGGAAAAGAGCCTGCTGGAGACTCGCTGCTCCGGCGCCAATACTCGCGTCATGTCCGCCATTGCTCTGGAAGAGGATGTCACTGCCACTATTGGCGGCTAAATCCAGCGAGGAGTGAAAATTCAAAATGGCTAAATTTTATGGAGTAATTGGCTACGCTGTAACAGAAGAGACTAAGCCGGGTGTTTGGACGGAGAAGATCGTTGAGCGTATGTACTATGGTGATTTAACCCGTAACACCCGTAGGCTTCAGTCTGCGGAACAACTCAACGACAACATCAATGTTGCGAATGAGATCAGTATCGTAGCCGATCCATTTGCCAATGAGAATTTTCATTCGATGAGGTATGTTGAGTTTATGGGTGCTAAATGGAAAGTTACAAGTGTTGAAGTTCAGTACCCAAGACTTATACTGGCTATAGGAGGTGTATACAATGGCGAGCAGGCCTGATCTGCAAACTTTTCTGGAAGAACTTTTGAAAAGTAAAAATGTGTATTTTCAACCTCCTGAGTCAGTGAAAATGAAATACCCCGCTATCGTTTATGCACTCGATGATATCGAAAACGTGCACGCCGATAACGGGGTTTATTCATCTCACAGACACTATTCCGTCACTGTCATTGACTCTGACCCGGATAGTGAACTTGTCGGTAAGGTGGTTTCTATACCTACCTGCCGATTTGAACGACATTATCCAAGCGAGAACCTGAATCACTGGAATTTCTCGCTCTATTTCTAATAAGGAGGAATATCTTTATGCCTAAAATTATTTGGGATAAAACTGGTGAGCGCCTGTACGAAACTGGCTGTGACCATGGCGTTCTCTATCCGATGCAGATCGGCGGCGTTTATAACAAGGGTGTTGCATGGAATGGTCTGACTGCCGTTACCGAGAGCCCTTCCGGTGCTGAGGCTTCCCCTATTTACGCCGACAACATCAAGTATGTGAACTTGGTTTCCAACGAGGAGTTCGGCGCCACTGTCGAGGCGTATATGTACCCCGATGAGTTTGCCGAGTGCGATGGCTCTGTCGAGATCATGCCCGGTATGTATGCCGGTCAGCAGTCCCGTAAGACTTTTGGTTTGTCGTATCGTACTATTCTGGGTAATGATACCGACCTGAACGATTATGGTTATAAGCTGCATCTGGTTTACGGCTGTCTGGCAGCGCCTTCCGAGAAAGGCTACAGCACTGTCAACGACAGTCCTGAGGCAGCTACTCTGTCTTGGGAAATCAGCACCACGCCTGTCTCCATCAACAAGCTGGTCAATGGCAAGAAGCTGAAGCCGACTGCTACCCTGACCTTTGACTCCACCAAGTTTAGTGCCGAGTTTATGACTCAGCTGGAAGAGATCCTGTACGGTAAAGACCCGACTACCGATGGCGGTAATGACGGCGTCGAGCCTCGTCTGCCTCTGCCTGATGAGATTATTGAACTGTTCGATAAGACTCTGAATCCGCAGGGCTAATATGTAGAATCATGGAGCCGTATTCAGGTAAGCTGGCGGCTCCTATTTTTTTATTTGAAAGGAGAAAATTTCAATGACTAAGGAAACTATCACTTATACCGATCTGAACGGCGTTCAGAGAACTGAAGATTTTTATTTCGACCTGTCCAAGCCTGAAATCGTAAAGATGCAGGCCAGCGCCAAGGGCGGCTACGATGTTCAGCTCAAGAGTATCGCTGCCAGTCCGAATGGGGCTCTTATCATGGAGTTCTTCGAGAACTTTATTAAGACCGCTTATGGTGAGAAGAGCGATGACGGCAGACGCTTCATGAAGTCCGAGGAAATTTCCAGAGGCTTTATGGAAACTCCCGCTTATGAGGTGCTGTTCGAGAAGCTTGTCACCGATGCAGGTGCTGCATCCGAATTTGTCAACCGTGTGATGCGCGCCAACGGCAATAAGCAGACTGCGCCCATCGCATCCAATTAAAGAAAACTCGGAGGACTAAGGAATGCTGAAAATTACTGTGCCGGCTGCCGAGTTTTGGGATGAAATCCATGAGGAATTTGTCTACAAGAAAGAGCAGACTTTGCAGTTGGAGCATTCCTTAGTCTCTCTTTCAAAATGGGAAAGTAAATGGAACAAGGCATTTCTCGGAAAACAAGAAAAAACCGATGAGGAAATTCTTGATTATGTACGATGCATGACCTTGACCCAAAATATCGATCCCGAAGTATATACTCGGCTGTCTGCTGAAAACTATGCCGCTATCAACGCATATATCGAAGCGCCTATGACTGCTACTTGCCTTATTGAGGACAAGCAGGCCAGAGGGCACAAAGAAACGGTTACATCAGAGCTTATTTACTACTGGATGATTTCTTATAACATCCCTGTAGAGTTCCAAAAATGGCATTTGAACAGACTGTTGACCCTTATACGGGTATGTAATGTCAAGAACTCACCGCCTAAGCGAAGAAGTAAGCGTGAAATGTGGAATCGAAATGCAGCTATTAACGCTGCCAATCGAAAACGCTTTGGCTCTAAGGGGTGATTGAATGAACAGACGATGCCGAAAATGCATGTTAAGGCGAGTTTGCCATAAGAAACAGCCTTACAATAACTGGCTGAAAACTTTTACCAAAAAAGCAGTAGCAATTATTCTGGTGGTTTCACTGATTGATTTGCAACTGTCTTATGTGCTTGCATTTATGGGACAAGTACAAATTGCGGAATCGCTTTCCAGCACAATAGCGTCGACCGTTGTCGGGGTTATGCTTGGTTACTTCTTCAAAGCCCTTTTCGAAACATTTTTCGAAAAGCGTGAAGAACGACTCAAGCAGGAAAGCGAACCGGAAGAAAATACAAATTATGAGGAGGTTTAGTTATGCCTATCAGTTTTTTGACTACAGCACTGTTGATTGTATCTGTTGTTACGAATCTGACAGTGGAGGGCATTAAGAAATTGCTTGACGGAACGAAGGTCAAGTATTCTTCTAATGTTCTTGCGGCAGTTCTGTCCGTCCTGATCGCCTGTGCTGTTAGCGTGATTTACCTTATCATGACCGATACGGTCTTTACTATGAAGATCGGTGTTGAGATCGTCGTTCTGATGTATCTGGGCTTCCTGATCTCTACGGTCGGTTATGACAAGGTTATTCAGATGCTGAAACAGATTCAGAGCGTGAAGGAGGAAACAAAAAATGAGTAACAGCCCTTTGGTATCTTATACAAAGTTAAGTCCTAATCATTCCGGGCAGAGAACCCATGCCGTCGACCGTATCACACCTCATTGTGTGGTCGGTCAGTGCTCTGTAGAGACTCTGGGTAATATTTTTGCTCCGACTTCCCGACAGGCTTCCTGTCAGTATGGTATCGGCGTGGATGGTAGAGTGGGTATGTATGTGGAAGAAAAGAACCGTTCCTGGTGTTCTTCCTCTAATGCAAATGACCAGCGTGCGATCACAATCGAGTGTGCCAGCGATGCCACACATCCTTATGCATTCAACGATACTGTATATGCGAAACTGATCGAGCTTTGCACAGACATTTGCAAGCGTTACGGAAAAACCAAGCTGCTCTGGTTCGGCGATAAGACTAAGACTCTGAACTACGAGCCGGCTTCCAATGAAATGGTTCTGACCGTACATCGTTGGTTTGCCAACAAGAGTTGCCCTGGTGATTGGATGTATGCTCGAATGGGAGATCTTGCATCCAAAGTTACGGCTAAGCTTGGGGGCTCTGCTGGCGGAACTGAGAAGCCTGCCGATAATCAGGCACTTTATCGAGTGCAGACAGGAGCCTTCAGCAATAAGACGAATGCAGATGCAATGCTTCAGAAGGTGAAAGCTGCCGGTTTTGATACTTACATGGTTAAGGTCGATAATCTTTACAAGATTCAGGTCGGCGCATTCAGTAAGAAAGCAAATGCTGACGCTATGGCTGCAAAGCTGAAAGCTGCTGGTTTTGACACCTATATAACAACCAAAAGTGGGACGGCAGTCTCTGCATCTTCTGCGAAGAAAAGCACTGACCAGATCGCCCGTGAAGTAATTCAGGGTCTGTGGGGTAACGGTGCGGACAGGACTAATCGTCTGAAGACGGCTGGTTACGATCCTTCCGTAATACAGAATCGGGTTAATCAGCTTCTTAAATAAGGAGGTCCGTGAATGATAAGGTTCAGTCACAAGGGAGACTTCTCTAAGGTTACACGCTTTTTGGAGAGGGCAAAAGAAGTGGTCCATCTCGGAGACCTCGACAAGTATGGCCGAGAAGGGGTCGCTGCTCTTGCGTCTGCAACGCCTGTCGATTCCGGTTTGACCGCCAGTTCATGGTATTACGAGATCGTAAACCGAAATGGATCTGCAAAGATCACATTTTACAACTCAAATATTCAAAATGGGGTTCCAATTGCGATCATTCTGCAATATGGTCACGGGACTCGCAACGGAGGCTGGGTACAGGGTCGAGATTACATCAATCCTGCTATCCAGCCTATTTTCGATAAAATTGCAAATGAAGCATGGAAGGAGGTTACGAAGCTATGAGTAAAACAATCGACGAAAGAGTCGTAGAAATGCGGTTTGACAATAAGCAGTTTGAGAGCAATGTTCAAACCAGTTTGTCCACCATTGAAAAATTAAAGAAAAGTTTGGATATGGACGGCGCTACAAAAGGTCTTGAAAGCATTGACAGTGCTGCTAAGAAAGTCGATATGTCGGGGCTTGGCTCTGCGGTTGAAACAGTAAAGACTCGATTCTCGGCATTGGAGATCATGGCTGTAACCGCCCTTGCAAACATCACCAACTCAGTTGTAAATACCGGCAAACAGATGCTCCACTCCTTGACAATTGAACCTATCAGTCAGGGTTTTGAGGAATACGAGCTGAAGATGGGGTCGATTCAGACCATCATGATGAGTACCGGTGCCTCTCTTGAAGAAGTTAATAAGTACCTCCAGGAATTGAATACATACTCGGATAAGACTATTTACTCCTTCCAGGATATGACCTCCAATATTGGTAAATTTACTAACGCGGGTGTCGGTCTTGAGGATGCAGTAATGGCTATTCAGGGTGTGTCGAATGTTGCTGCCGTTTCCGGAGCCAATGCAAATGAGGCATCCCGTGCCATGTACAACTTTGCGCAGGCTTTGTCCGCCGGTTATGTCAAGTTAATCGACTGGAAATCTATCGAGAATGCTAACATGGCAACTGTTGAATTTAAGACACAGCTTCTTGAATCGGCTGTTGCCTGCGGTACCTTGACTAAAACTGCCGATGGTATGTATAAGACGGTCAAGGGTAATGTCATTGATGCTACACATGGGTTCAATGATTCTTTGCAGGATCAGTGGATGACCACGGAAGCTCTGGTCGGCACTCTTCGTAATTATGCGGATGAAACGACTGAAATCGGTGCTAAAGCATTCGCTGCTGCACAGGATGTTAAGACATTCACTCAGTTGATGGACACTCTCAAGGAAGCTGTAGGTTCAGGATGGGCGAACACATGGGAAATTCTGTTCGGTGATTTTGAGGAAGCCAAAGAGCTTTGGACTGGACTCAGTCAGGTTATCGGTGGATTTATCGATGCCCAAGCAGATGCTCGCAATGAGATGTTGCAAGGGTTGAAAGATCTTGGCGGAAGAACCAAACTGATCGAAGCACTTAAAAATGCTTTTGAAGGCGTTCAGAGTGTTATCAAACCGATCTATGAAGCATTCCGTGAGATATTTCCTCCTACCACAGCCAAGCAGC